ATGGCGAGCCTACACGTTTATTGTTATCATTGAACGCATGGGGTGCCAGTTCAAAGGCAGATGCTAGGAAGAAAGCGGCAGCAATCTCTAAGCGCAACAAGGCGAGGAAAGCATGAAGAAGCCAAAGAAAGGTTTGTACTACAACATCATGAAGAAGCGCGAGCGGATCGCGGCTGGCTCTGGCGAGCGTATGCGTAAGCCAGGCACTAAAGGTGCGCCTACATCTCAGGCATTTAAAGATGCAGCCAAGACGGCTAAGAAGAGATAACCATGAGCATAGAGCGGTCAGTAGCGAAGCTCGAAGCCCAGCAAGAAGCGATGGCGCAAGACGTTAGCGAGATGAAGTCTGCGCTGACAAGTATTGCCCAAACTCTTCAAGACTTATCAAGCATGGAGCAGAGGCAAGTTCACTTGACCGAGACTGTAACCCGCGCACATAAGCGCATTGATGAGATCCAAGCTATCGTGAAGGATGAGGTAAAGAACCACGAGAAGCGCATCCAAGCTATCGAGATCAGCATCGCCAAGAACCAGTGGATCGAGCGCATCATCATGGCTGGCGTCATGGCTGTTATCGGTATGTGGATCAAGGGCGGCATCTAATGCTTGACCTACTTGTCGGCCCTATCGCCAAGCTGTTGGACAAGGTTATACCCGATGCGGATGAGCGCAGTCGGTTAGCCCATGAGATCGCAACACTAGCGGAGCGGCAGGCCCATGAAATCGCCAAGGCTCAGATCGCCGTCAATCGAGAAGAGGCTACAAGCCATTCGATCTTCGTTGCTGGATGGCGTCCGGCTACTGGATGGATTTGTGCTATTGGCCTTGCGACTAACTACCTGTTTGTTCCTGTTTGTAATTTTATACTTACTATCACTGAGTCCCCTATCACCGTTCCACCCTTGGACCTGAGCGAGATGATGCCTGTACTCTTGGGAATGCTAGGACTTGGCGGTCTGCGTACCTACGAAAAGACAAAGAACGTGGCGCGCAAATGAGCTTCAAATATTTCAGGCTCGAAGAGTTCAACTGTACGCATACCAACCTCAACTCCATGGATCTGGCGTTCATCCATCGGCTCGATGAGCTGCGTGAGCGTGTCGGCTTCCCCATGATTGTGACCAGCGGTTACAGGGATGCAACCCATCCTGCCGAGGCGCGCAAGTCACAGCCCGGTACACACAACCAGGGCATAGCTGCAGACATCGCAGTGTCCAATGGGTTCGAGCGTATGAACCTGGTGCATGAAGCACTCAAAATGTCGTTCGGCGGCATCGGTGTTTCTAAGTCATTTATCCATATCGATGACCGCAAGACTACTCCGGTCATGTGGACGTACTCTTAAAATAACTAACGAAACCTGTTGATTCTCCCTAGCAGTTAACGTAGACTGTTGAACAGTTGGCGATAATGCCACGCACCAAGGGAGATTAGTATGAGTAAGATCGGACAATACGTTCAGCAGAAGCAAGCAATCCTTGATGATGCAATGGCAAAAAATGTGCCAGTTGCAGATATTTTGGAGCACATGGGTAACCAGGCTACCGATTTTGTTTCTGCATGGGAGCGTTTTATCGAGACTGAAAAAGGCAAACAACAATGGATAAAGGGAGAAGACGATGAGTGATATTCCACAACCCGTCATTGACGTACTGAAAGAGATTGGCGAGACCGCTAAGACATCCACATGGGATTGCCACGGTACTCGCGTGATCCTACACAAGGCGCTTGAAAAGATTGCAGCACACAAGGGCATCGTATTCGATACGCCTGTTCACTTGGTTACCGATCCAGCTAACAAGCAGGTAGCCATCCAAGTCACCGGTCGACTAGGCGAAATGGAAGCCTGGTCAATCGGTGAAGTCTCACCGGCCAACTGCAAGAACGCCTATCCATTTGCGATGGCAGAGAAGCGCGCCAAGGATCGCGTGATCCTAAAGCTGGCTGGCTTGCATGGTTACGTTTACTCAGAGGATGAGGCCGAAGACTTCAAAGAGTCACCTCATGCCGAGCTGCTCGCGTATAACGAAGCAGTGCGCGACAACATCGACTTTGTATTCCAGGTCAAAGAGGCAGTAGCCAATGAGGAATGGGATATGTTGCGAGCGATCATCGAGGAAACACCAAACGATGTGAAGCTTGCGCTCAACCGTGCCCCCAGCAAGGGAGGCATATTCACTACGCACGAAGTCAAGTGCATGAAACAAAGCCCAAAGGGAGATAAGTAATGGAATACCAAAAGAAACCTGGCGAAGCCAAGCTGTTTAGGAATAAAGACAAGGCCAAAGAAAGTGACGCTGATTACCAGGGCTACTATATGCACGACGACGGTGTAACCGAGGAAGGCATCAATGCTTGGGTTAACACCGCAGCCAATGGCAGCAAGTACATGAAGCTGTCTTTCTGGAACAAGTCAGAGACCGCAGCCAAGGGTATAGCAGAAGCGCGCCAGGCTATGGCCCCGCAACCCGCACCGCAACCACAGGAGCCATTCGCGGATGACATCCCGTTTTAAACCAGGACGCGCCATACAAGTGGCGCAAACCCTTCTCGATATCGATAACCGCACCCTGGCTAAACAGTTGGGGTGTCACGAGATGACAGTGTGTCGGATGCGTGGAGCTGATGACATCAAGGTAAACAAGCTTGCAGAAGTGGCCGATGCATTCGGCATGTCACTGATGGAGCTGCTGAAGTTAGGAGACGACAATGAGTCAGAAAGATCGAGTGTTGCAGTATCTCAAAGAAGGCAAGGTGCTCACCAGGTTGAACGCTTGGGATGAGCTTGGCGTTATCGAAACTCCAGCCCGAATACACGAGCTGCGCAGTGAAGGTCACGACATTCAGTCAACCAGGAAGCAAGTGCTCAATCGCTACGGCGAGACAGTCAACATTGCCGAGTGGTTTATCAGGTAAAAAAAAGCCCGGCTTTTACACCGGGCTAGGTTGTCCAAGGGAGTGGACGATGTTATCTTCAAGGGGTCAAGACAAGAAGATGAATGTAGTATACACCTTCATAACATTTATTGTTATTCATTCATCCTCATTTTGTCAGAGATTACTGGGCGTTAGGCCAGGGGATATGAAAACCCTGGAGACGGAGTTGACCCTCTCTATGATGCGCCCCGCTGGTCGAGAGCAGATCAAGCGGATAGATGTCAAGATTCGATACAGTAATCAATGCTCGCGATTGTTAACTTCATTTCATTGTTGTCCGACAGGACATCAAAAGGGAAAGTGTGGATTATGTTTAAGTTAAAGACTAAAGCCGGGAACGATTGGGAACCATCGGAACCAAAGATCGATACGTGGAAAGAAACATTTCCTAACTGCGATGTGGAAGCGGAGCTGCGCAAGATGGCACTGTGGTTAGAGGATAACCCTACTCGCAGGAAGACCGCAAAAGGCATGCCAAGATTCTGCTCCAGCTGGCTAACCAGAGCGAATGAGATGGGCGGCTCACCTCAGCTGACTGTCAACATGAAGCGATCGATGCGGGAATGGTCTGCCCTAGATCACCTTACGCATGACTACCTAAACTCAGAAGCCTACCGGCAAATGGCGCTGCGCAAGTACGGGCAGTACGTGACGTTCGATGGCGAGAGGGTTGAGGCATGAGCCATCGCTGGACAGTCAAAACAAAGTTTCAGGCTGAAGAGCTGTGCAAGTTCATCATGGCGCACTGCGAAGATGGCAAGACCTACGAAATCCATGAGCCTACATTGACCGGCCAGCAGATCAAAGCGGTGCATGCGTATTGCGACCACGTAGCCAGGGATATGAACGCTTCGGGTATTGACATGCAGCATGTGTTAAGCGGTGCTAAACTATCGATACCACCAACAGGTAAGATGCTATATCACATAATGTGGAAGCCAATCCAAACCGCCATGCTACAAAGGGCAGATTTGCCTTCAGTCGGTAAGTATGAAGTGGATCAGATATATCAGGTCATGGCGCGTCACCTGGTTGAAGCTCACGATATCGATGTGAGGTTTGGCCGATAGTTCTGGGGGGAACTATGGACCTTCTTGATTTCTGTACGACCGAACGCCAACGAGCAATTATAGAGCTGTATCAACAAGGCTTAGGCTATACAAAGATAGCGGAAACGCTCGGCCTTAAGACTCGATGGGCTGCGCGCGATACGATTCGCAATGTCAAAGCCAGAGCTGCTATGCAAGGCTACTCACCCCAGCATGACATGACACACACAGTGCCCCCAGGCTTCACGGTGAAAGGTGTCTCGACCTATTATTCTGAGGACGGGAAACCTGTTGGCCAATGGGTGAAGTCAGCAGCTGACAAAGAAGCACAGTTCAAGGCCGCACTCGAGGCTTTCAAAGCTGGATTCCTCGATGAACTAGATGGCCTTTACAGCCCCATACAAGCCCCACAAGAGACGTTAAACGAAGACAGGCTATCCCTGTACCTCATAGGGGATCATCATCTGAATGCCCTATGTTGGTCTCCGGAGACAGGTGGCGATGACTGGGACGTGAACATCGCCCAAGATGTACTGATTAAGGCTGTGGATAAGTTGGTGTCCGCATCCAGTGAGTCAAAGGTCGGTGCCCTGGTTAACCTCGGTGATTTTTTGCATGCCAATTCATCGGATAATAAGACCGGCAAAGGTACGCCTGTCGATGTGGACGGTAGACTCGGACGCACTATCCGCGTACTGGGTAACCTATTCCGCATACTGATCACCCGAATGCTCGAGACTCATGAGGAGGTTTGGCTGATCAACGTGCGAGGGAATCACGATCCCGATGCGAGCCTTTGGCTGAATGAAATGATGCGCCTGTACTTCTCGGATGAGCCGCGCGTAGTTGTCTTTGATAACTTCAACAAGTGGATCGACTTTGAGTGGGGAAAGAACCTAGTAGTCATGCATCATGGTGACAGGATAAACGCGCAGCGATTGTACGAAGCGGTGACCAGGGACTACGCTGAAGCCTGGGGCAGAACCAAATACCGGTATTTATTCCATGGTCATATCCACCATAAGACTGTGACAGAGCTGGGCGGGTTGCATCTGGAATCGTTGGGGGTACTCTGCCCACCTGACAGCTACCACTCAGGTGCGGGCTATGGTTCAGCCAGGTCGATGTCCTGCGTTGTACTTGATAAGAACTACGGCGAGCATAGTCGATTCAAGGTCGGCATCGATGAGGTGAACGCATGATCCCGATAATCAGTTGTCCGCTACCAGGCGGTGGTCAAGCGCTTATTAAGACACAGGATATCGGTGGCGCTACCAGCGGCAAGAACCCGAAAGAGTGTGACGTATACGTGCTAGGCTGGGCGGCTAATGGAATCACGATCGATCTAAGCCTGGATGACTTCGCGGAGATATGGGTTTCCGCTTTATTTGATGAGGCGTCGAATGACATCGAGATCATATTTACCCCAGATGAAGTGCACTGAATGCTACAAGATCATGGTGCCGCAGTTTAGGAAAGAATACCCCCACAAGCTGGATGGCTGGTCATGCGATTGCGGTAACAGCGAGAAGGCTATACTCAGAGAACGTCAATACACGAGGGAACACGATGGCTATCAAGCGCGAGAGCTGTGACATTTGGTTTAGTAAAGCAGTTAGGCTGCGCGACCAGGAGTGTCTGCACTGTCACAAGGTAGAAAATTTGGAGTGCTGTCACGTGTTTGGGCGCAGAAATAAGCGGTTGCGCTGGGCCATGTCAAACGCAGTTTCCATGTGTCACTATTGTCACAGACTGATGACCGAGTCGCCTGTCACGTTCCACGATTGGTTACGCTCTATGTATGGGGATGCGCATATGAATGAGCTGCGCAGGACAAGCCAAGAAATCTACAAGACTACGGCAGCATTGAGGAAGGAAATCGCGGCACATTACCGCGATGAAGTCAGAAAAAAAGAAGCTGATCCAGATCACGAGATTCAGAGCTGGAACTAAAGTCAGCCCAGGCTTTGTAATCATCGTTCTCGAGTAGTTTGCGCATGGCGTTTTGTTCGATCTGTCGCACACGTTGACGAGAAACTCCGAGCACCTCAGCGATCTCGGAGTATGTCATGTGGTAATCAGGATTGGTTGCAGCTGTCATTGGTCTCCCTCGTAGGGATCATGTGTGCCAGGATACTTCAGCAGCCAGCTGCCTTGCAGATTCTCGATGTACTTGGTGCTGACATCATGATTTTTACACCAGCGCAAAGCACTCTCCAGGCTATTGAAAACAATCGTTGTCATGCCTTCCACCTTATGCAGCTCGCTGTGTCACACTCTTCAGGCTGGATGGTGTTCATTGGAATCCACCAGTTCTGACCTTCTGATTTAACCAGCACTTCGAGCAGTGCCAAGTTACCCTCATGTGAAAGACGGGAACCGAAGACAACGGACTCTTCAGCCACGTCGCCTCCGATCATGAATTGAACCACCTTGCCTATTGTTTTTGGTCTCATCGTTAAGCCCTATCTTCCAGGTTGTTAAGGTCACCGATCATGGCGTCACGAATTTCATTTAGCTGGATAACAGATTGACCCTGCATATCAGTCATGCCATGCAAGTTGTCAGCCTTTTTGAGTTGAGCAAGCGCCTCGTCGATGCCATCAAGGATGGCGTTGTAGGTTACGATCTGCTCGTCGAGGTCTTCGTATTCATATACACACATGGTGCTTCTCCCTTGGTTAATGGCTGTGTCCCCAGCCGATGACTAATACTTACATACCTAAATCTATAGTTCAACACTTTCCGTGATGTTTATTTAAAATAGTTTATAAATCACTGATCGTGTTATACTAGGACACGTCATAGCTACTGGGATTAACCCAATGTGTGAGACGGTAAAACGCGCCATGTTTTGTGCACGTAACAAAGAGCAGCACATCGAGAACCTGGAGGTAGTATGTACCCTGGTTGGTCGGTTGAAAGGTATTAGCCAAAGTCAGTACCTGGATCTATGTGCAAGAGATAAGCTCGAGAACGCGCGCGCATTACACATGGCAAAACATTATCCAGCATAGGGGGAGATATGGCTGATTCTTTCTGGGGCGTGATTCCATTCCTAATCGCGCTAGTCGTTTATGTCTCATACATTTTATGAAGGTGCTCGACTTGTTCGCGGGCATTGGCGGATTTACTCTCGGTCTTGAGCGCGCAGGATTTGAGACTGTCGCATTCTGTGAGATCGAGCCATACGCTCAGAAGGTACTAGCTAAGAACTGGCCTGAGGTGCCAATTTATGACGACGTTAGAGACATCACAGCAGACAGACTTATTTCCGATGGAATTAGAGTCGATGTCCTCACAGGCGGATTCCCCTGCCAAGACATCTCAGTTGCAGGACAGCAAGCAGGCATTGAAGGCAAGCGCAGTGGACTATGGACAGAGTGCGCCCGTCTTATTGGGGAACTTCAGCCCCGATACGCCATCTTTGAAAACGTCACAAACCTGCTTAATGGAGAACGGGGAGCTTGGTTTAAGCGAGTTCTCTGGGATATTTCCGCGCTCGGGTATGATGCGGAGTGGCACTGTATACCAGCTAGCGAACTTGGCGCGCACCATCACAGAGATCGCGTCTGGATTATCTGCTACCAAAGAGCAAATTTTCTACTGGAGGACTCCCGATACAGCAAATGGCGGAACTCCGATAGCGTTGCTAGAGGGCAAGACGCACAGGGAAAGCGGCAGTGCGATACAGATACGGTTAGGCGATCAAGTGAAAATGTGGCCGACACCCTCTACGCGAGACTACAAAGGGGGCTACATTGGAGGCAAGATAAGGAACGGCAAAGTAAGTCGGGACACTCTCGATGTGGCGGTTCAGCACACCGACAATCAAGAGAAAACGAATGGGACACTGAACCCGACGTGGGTCGAGTGGCTAATGGGATTCCCGCTAGGTCACACAGACTTAAATGCTTAGGCAATGCAGTTGTTCCGCCAATACCAGAGCTTATTGGGAGAGCTATCAATGGACATAGATGAATACATCGTAGCAGTGCGCGCAGCAGACTCTATGGCTAAGGCTTGGAGATCAGACGTGGCAATACTATCTAACCTACAGGTCGTGAGACTAGATGAAGCGCAAGGCACCATACTCGAGATAGTGAGGTGGGATCTCTGATGGCAGATCAACGTGGTAAGCTAGACAAGGAAACCAGGGACCGACACTTCCCTGAATACAATGGCGGCAAAGGCAGCAGGCCGCGCAACTCAACTGCTCAATCCAGACAAGCGTATAAGGATGGATGGGATAGGATATTTGGTAATGCCAAAGACAAGAGCACAACTTAACCGAGCACTGCGTCAAGAAGAGATGCGCAACAAGATTGAGGCATCAGGGTATGAATCGCATGTTGCTGAAGTTGTTAAGAAATTGTTAGATCCAGAGCAGGAGTTTGACTCTATCGAGGTGCAGCGTATGAAGTCTGCTGCTGACCTATCGATCAAGATGATGGCGAAGTTCATGCCAGACCTTAAATCCACCGAGATCACAGGTGCCGATGGCGGTGACCTAGTGATTGCTGTACAGCGTAAGCGCTTCGATGGCGACGATTGAATACGTAATGAAGCCGCAAGGCAAAGTGCTCGAGGAGTTTGCTGACTGCCGATCACGCAACTCATTCATCATGGGGCCACTAGGCTCCGGCAAGACCGTCCAGGTTATCCTTAAATTCCTAGAGCTGATGTGCGAGCAGGCACCAGTCACTCGTGAGACGCATCCCAACTACGGGGTACGGCTATCACGCATCATTGCAGCCAGGAACACGTACAGCGAACTATTCTCTACGACGATTAAAGACTGGCTCGAGGTACATGGTGACCTGGGGGAGTTTAAGCAGGGCAACAAGGAACCGCCCACGCATCGCATCGAGTTTAAATTAGAGGATGGTACGACTGTGCGCAGCGAGGTCATCTTCATTGCCTTTGATCGACCTGATCACGTCAAGAAAGCGCGAGGTATCCAGACAACTTGGGTGTGGCTGAACGAGGCCAAAGAGCATTCCAAGAGCGTTGTCGATATGCTGGACCTGCGATGCGGTCGATACCCATCGATGAAGGAAGGCATCAAGCCTACGCACTACGGAATGATCGGAGACTCCAATGCCCCGGACGAGGATCACTGGTACTACAAGTTGGCTGAAGAGGAACGTCCAGAAGGATGGAAGTTTCACCGTCAACCAGGTGGTGTATATCGGGAAGGGGACGGATGGTACCTCAACACGAAGGCAGAGAACCTGCATAACTTACCCGAGGATTACTATCGGCGCGGACTACAGGGGAAAACAGATGATTGGATCAAGGTTAATCTCGCGAATGAGTACGGCTTTGTCTCGAGCGGCAAGCCGGTTCATCCACTTTACACTGATTCTATACATTGCCTTGGCGATCATTATCAGCCTAACAGTGACACTCCCGTTGTTCTTGGCTTTGACTTTGGTCGGACTCCCGCTTGCGCTTTTATCCAGCGCGATGCACTTGGACGATGGGTCTGTTTCGACGAATTCTGCATGACTGATTCCGGGGCTGTGGACTTTGCACCCAGCCTCAAACGCTACATCGAGGCGAACTATCCGAAGTTCAAGTTTCGTGGTTGGGGCGATCCCTCGGGCGACAACAAGAACCAGGCTAACGCTGATACACCATTCAAGATTATGCGCGCTGCTGGCATACCTTGTACTCCTACGCTGACTAATGACCCAGCATTACGGAGAGCAGCTCTGGAACTACCCATGAAAGAGCTGTGCATGGATGGCAAACCTCGATTCCTAATCAGCCCGAAGGCGAAGATGATCCGCAAAGGGTTGCAAGGTGGGTTCTGTTACCGGCGCATACAGGTATCAGGCGAGAAGTACACCGATGAACCTGACAAGAATGAGTACTCGCACCCGGTCGAGGCACTCGAGTACGCGCTGCAGGGCGAAGGTGAGGGACGCCAGGCGGTAAGAACGCAACACATTGAGCGTAAACCACGACGCGCGGAGATGGCATTCAATGTATGGGGATGATGTGTACGTGGCATTCTGTATGGACGATGGTCCGCACTGGTGGAGCTGGATGCTACATCCCAAGATCAAGCACTGTTACGCGGTCATGCCGCACCGAGGTGAATGGTATGCATTCTCCAGGTCTACAAACGGAATTGAGCTGATGTTGGTCGAGAACATTTACGATGTAGTCGACAACGATATTCTGGTAAAGTCTAAGGTGCGCAAACCTACTCGCGGATTATTCATGCTGAATACCTGCGTTGGGTATACGAAACAGATACTAGGAATCAACAAACCGTTCATTTGGACACCGTATCAACTGTATCGGTATTTGGAGAGGCAAAATGAAGAGACCAAAGGCACCTAAGCCCACAGCACAGCAGCTCGCTGTTGAACGTCGCCAATCAATGGCGTTAGACAAAGAGATCGAGGAGCAAGAGGAGCGTCAACGTGCCCTGGCTCGCGGTCAGCTAGGCACCCGATCACTGTTAGGTGGCGTACCCCGCACTGCTAGAGAGGCTGCTACCGGCGGTCGTGCTGCAACTACAGCTCGTACTATGCTTGGCGCTGGCGGTGGTGCTGGACGTGTTGCACCTCGTGGTGGTAGAGGCTCACGATCAGGTCCATATAACGGCTCTATGCCACAACTTCGATAGGCAATCCTATGGCACTCCCTCCCCAGCTTGGTAACATCAAGGGACTCAAAGACCGCGAAGCGAAAGCGTTCAAGTACGAGACCCAATGGCATGATCAGCTGACAGATGCGTATGAGTATTTCTTACCGCAGCGTAACCTGTTTAACACCGAGAACACCGGTCAAAAGAAGATGGATCGTATATTCGATGCGACTTCATTGATCGCTATTCAGCAAGGTGCGAGCAAGCTGCAAGAGAACATCGCTCCGATCTGGTCACGCTGGGCTACCTTTCAGCCTACTGATGACATCCTAAAGCTGCTGGAGACGGGTGAGTTTGGCGTATCCGAAGAGGACATCCGCGCTAATCTGGATGAGCAGTGCGACTTGGTCTTTGATTACATCAACCGATCCAACTTCCACACGCAGTTCTATGAGTGTGCCTTGGATATCCTGATCGGCACCGGCACGATGAAGATCGAAGAGACCGATGACGACACGAACCCGCTTTGCTTCCGGGCTATTCCACAGAAAGGCATCGCATTTGAGGAAGGTCCATACGGCACAGTCGAATCACACTGGCGTCGCTTCCAAGTTAAGGCACGATTGCTAGAGCGCATGTGGCGAGGCTTCAAGGCATCGGAGAAGATCAAAAACATGATCGAAAACTCTCCCGATACTGAGGTAAGTGTTAGCGAAGGCGTCCTGTTTGACCCAAAGACCAGGAAGTATTACGGCGTTCTGTGGGTACAAAACGAGAATCGCATCTCGTGGGAAGAGGATTTTGGAGAGACATCTCCCTGGGTGACCGGTCGTTACACGAAGGTCTCAGGTGAAGTGCGTGGTCGCGGTCCTGCAATGCAATGTTTGCCCGATGTGCGCTCACTGAACAAAGTCAAAGAATTTGTACTGCAAAAAACAGCGCTTGATGTCGCTGGAATGTATACTGCGACCGACGATGGGGTGACCAATCCCTACAACATGACCATCGCACCAGGCGTTGTCATCCCCGTTGGCTCAAACAACACAAACAACCCATCAATCCAGCGCTTAGACACGGGGGCTAACCTTGCACTGGCACAATTTGAGATCAATGAACTACAGCTCGCTATTAAGTTGGCGCTGTTTTCTGATCTTCGTGACCCAACTGGTCCTGTGCGCACTGCTACTGAGGTTGCTATCGAGCAGCGAGAGCTTGCCAAACGGATCGGGTCGGCATTTGGTCGACTCCAGACCGAGGTACTCATCCCTGTCTTAAAGCGCGTGGTGGCGATTCTGACGCGACGTGGACTGATTGTGCCTATCGAGCTGGAAGGCCGTGACGTTAAGGTCAAGTTCACCTCTCCATTGGCTCGTGCACAAGACGGTGAAGACCTGTTAGCTGTTCAGCAATCCGTACAGTTTGTATTAAACACGGCTGGCCCCGAGCAAGTGCAGATGGCGTACAAGACTGAAGACTTCGGAACCTGGGCGGCTACGAAAACAGGCATGCCAGCAGAGCTAGTGCGCTCTGACATGGAGAAACAGCAAGTAATCATGGCCGGTGCTCAGGCATCTGCCGCACAAGCTGGGGTTGACCCAGAAACAATGGCCGCTGAGGCCGGAATAACAACGTAAAACCAAAGGAAAGCTATGAGCTGGGACACGATTGAGGGTGAGAACCCGAAGGCGCGTGAGCAGCAGGAAGCAGCCAGGGAGAGACAGGCCGAGTTATGTAAAGCATACGCTCGGTGTTTCAACACTGATGACGGACAGAAGGTTCTCGAAGACCTGACTCGTCGATTCCTGCTTGAAAACTCCACCGCATTGGAAAGTAACAACGTCGAATACGAGGCTGCGTATCACAATGGCGAGGCTGGCGTGATTCGCTTGATCATTCACTACATCCAGAACGCGGAGAAGCTATGAGCGAAGAAGAAGTCAAGAAACCCAGGCGCAAAGCCAAACCTAAATACGAAGTTGTGTGCGAGGAGACGGACCATCTGAAGGCAATCGGCTTTGATATGGCGTGGCTAGGTAACCTGGCTGACCAATATCAGTTCGATCAGTTCCAATACCTGCACAAGTTTCGCGCATTTCGATGCTACAAGGCCGGGCAACACGTCGATTGGATCGATGTCAACGACATTGCACTGCTAAATGGCAAACGAAGGCTTGAAGACATACGTCTCAGGCACCAACCCCTAAGCCCTAAGCGGGCGATCATTCAATATCCTTGGAGATAAATCATGGAAGACCAGGCCGTAGAAACAAACGATACCCTGACATCGCTAGTCGGTGAGGCAGAACCTACGTTAGCAGAGGGTGAATACTTCTTATCTGAAAACATCAAAGGCATTGGCGAGACGCCTGAGTGGTACAAGGCTGATAAGTACAAGTCAGTCGCTGAACAGGCGCGCGCATACACTGAGCTGGAGAAAAAGTTTGGTGGCTTTACCGGCGCACCCAAGGATGGCTACGAGCTGTATGACGGTGTCGAGTCTGACGATGCATTATGGGCAGAGCTGGTTGAGTTTGGCACCGCCAACAACATGAACCAGAGCGCTTTGCACCAGGCATGGGAGCTGCTGACCGCACAAGAGGAAGCAGT